CTAGAGCCATTCAATAGTAACTTGTTCACCGTCGATATAAATTTTATTAATTAGTGATTTTAAATAAAGTTGCTTTTCTCTGAACTCTAAAGAGTTAAAATCAACTGTTGCTAAATCTGCTAAATTTTCTTGTATCTTTTTATTCTTCTTCAATTCCTCGTTTGCTTCTATTTGTGCTTCATAATAATTAATTTGAGCATCGATATCAGCCATCATAGCATCAAGTTCTGAAACTTCATACGAGCCATTTATATATAAATCGAATAATCGTTTTTTCTTTGCATGTTCTATTTTAAGTTTTTCATTTAAGTAATCTAATTCATCTTCTTTATCTACATTTCTGGAAGCGAAACTATAGTTATTCACGCGATCAATAATTAGTTCTTCTAGTTTGTCAGCTCTCCAAATTTTATTCCCGCATTTTTCGAGTTCATGCGTATGCTTATAAGTCTTGCAACTATAATACCTATAATGATATTTCTTTCCGCGAGATACAGTGTCCTTTCTCCGATGGACAAAGCCCAACCCGCATTTACTGCATACTACCAAATTATTTAACAATGAAGCTGATTCTTTATTCATATTTGGATTTTTACCCATGCGAGAAAATATTTCTTGAACTCTATAGAATTGCTCTTCACTGATAATAGGCTCGTGAATACCTTTTACATGAACTTTATCTTTATATGAAACATAACCACAATACAAATCATTAGTTAGCCAGTTGTTATAGCGATTATATGTTCTAACTTTAAAGCCTAATTTTTTTAGTCTTTTCTGTAAAAAAGTAATACTTTGTTCTTCTTCGAAAATATCATAAATCAATCGTAGCTGTTTTGCTTCTTCTTCATTAATGTATAATTTTGTATCTATAACATCATAGCCGAATGTTCTACCTTTCGCAGTCGTTAACGGAAGACCTGCTTCAATACGCTTAATTTTACCCATTACCATTCGATCTCGGATTGTTTCGCGCTCTAGCTGTGCGAATACTGATAATATACCAATCATTGCACGACCGAACGGGCTTGAAGTATCTAACGTTTCCGATAAGCTAACAAACTCTACATTATTTTTTAAGAAATACTCTTCAATTAGTGTAATAGTATCTTTTTGCGAGCGGGAGAGTCTGTCTAGTCGATAAACGACTACTGCATCTATTTCATGTAATTTACTTAGCATTTCATTTAGCGCCGGACGATTCATGTTTGAACCGCTATATCCACCGTCAATAAACGTATCGTACACATCCCAATCTTTAGAACGACATAAAGCCGTTAGCTTTTCAGTCTGTGCTTGTATTGAATAATTTTCTACTTGTTCTTGTGTAGATACTCTTATATAGATAGCCGCTTTCATTCTCATTCTCCTTTCGCACATACGTTCTTTTTTTCGGTAAAAAAGAAAAGCCCGGAGGCTCTCTTTAGTTTGGGAAAATCTCTAAAGTTGTTATATTTGTTGTTCCAGCGTTAATTGTAGAAAATTGATAAGTAATATCATTAACTGTGACTTTATTTTCCTTTTGATTATCCATACTGTTATTTAAAGCATCAAGAACTTTATCTAAACTATTTTCCGAATCTAACGACATCATAATAGCAGCAATTGAATAAGTAAAATCATTATAATCTGTAATACCTATTTTATCGTTAGAGCTATATGTTAATAGTAACGACATCACGTTATTACCATCAGACATTATTTTAAATCCATTAGTTACTTCAGCGTCACTAGTTACTGATTCAGGAAGAGAGATAGATAAATCATCTTCTGTTTCAAAAATATAGTTAAACTGTCCTTGTAAATCTTCATAGGAAACAAGTTTTTTTTGTTTTGGAACAACAATTTCGGTCTCCGAGGTTTTTTCGTCCTTTTCAGCTAATACGGTATAAGTTGCTTTCGAATTAAGTCTAGGAAAAAGCATAGTAAAACTATTATTATCTGTCTCGATTTTTTTTGAGTCCCCGTTTTCATCCTTTAATGTTATTTTTGCATTATCAGAGGTTTTTCCTTTTTGGTTTAAATAATATCCTTTTCCAGTACTATCACTAATATCTAGTTCTGGTTCTCCGCACGCATATAGTACTAAGCTAAGCAATAATATAAAACATAAAACTATTCCTTTTTTCATATTCATTCTCCCCGTTAATTAATTTTTCATATTTTGAATAAAAAAGGTGCGGAGTTATCTTTTAATTAATACTAGGCATTAATTTTATGGCTTTATCACTTAACTCAGCATTTTTTTTAAATTCATGATTTTTTAATCCTAGGCTTTCTTTTTGTTCTTTATTCATTTCTTGATATATGTTTTCTACTATTTTAGATTCAACTGCGGATAATTCTCTGTTATAATTATGAGCATTTGAGTAAATACTTTTAATTTCTTCCTGTTGTGCAACAACGTCATCTCTAAGTTTTTTTATATTATTATAATTATCTTTTAAGATATTTTGGATTGAGATAGAATATTCATCGTAATCTTTAATAAATTCGTCTGATCTTTCGGTAATATTATCTCCCATTTTAGTAAAAGGATTAATTACTATTTGCGGATCAATTGTTACATCGTTATTAAACGATTTGATGCCCGAGTTAGCTTCTTTTGCAAATTTATTAAATTCGTTTGTTGATTTATTTGCCTTTTCCAATACCTCTTTGTCTTCTTTTGATAACCCTTTTCCCCATTCAGAAGTATAAACTTGTGTATACCAAAATAAAGAAACAACGCCAATGATAACTACTAAAAAAATTAACCAAAACCACCATTTTTTTAACAAGTGTCTATACTTGCTCATCCCGCATCTCCTTTTTATAAAAACATAATTATTAAAATTACTATGACAGGAATAGTTATCAACAATGTCATTAAACAACCACATCCTGACATTAATTTACCGGATTCTTCCATAAAAGCGCCGACTTTTTGCGCTTTTCCGTTGTTGTTGCTTTGATAAATGATTGGTGTTAGACAGTTAGGACATTGATTTTCGTGATTGTCTAGTGCATGTCCGCATTTAGGGCAATACATATGTTCACCTCGTCAAAATTTATTAGCACCCATAATCATAAGGATAAAAAGAATTATCCTCCTGGAAAACTTGAATGGTAGAGCCAAAATGTATAATATAACTACCATTATTATACATTAGTCCATATTTTTCTCTGTAATTCTCTACTACTTCAATCAAAAATTTTTCAGTAACATTTAAAAAAGTAGCAGCTTCATAATATGTTCTGTAGCCAAGATCGTAGCATAAAGCAAGTGTTTGTAAATTTACTAAGCATTCATGAGATTTACGACGAGCGAATTTTTCTTGTTTAATATTATCGATGTTATTAAAATTTGTTATATCTCCAACGGTGTATTTCCAATGCATTGCCTCTTCTATAATAGTACATCTAAGCTCACTTTCTGTTAACGATGGATGCAGATGGACAACTTTATTTTGTATAAAGCCAAATAATTTCGTCGGCAAGCTGTTATCAATAATGAAATTCAATTCCGGAAATTCTTGTTTTAGTTCAGAACTTGTTTTATTCATCTATGAGCCTCCTAAAAAATTGTATTTAGGCTATTCCTCTTTTTGCGAACGTATAAATTTGAGGTATTTTTCTATTTCTATTCTTTCATCTTCTGTCAAATCATCATCGATGTGAGCAGCAAGTAAGTCGCTGTTGTCAAATTCTTCTCTTCCTAATAAGTAATCTGCAGAAACATCGAAATAGTTAGCAATTGCTTCTAGCTCGTGAGCTCTAATATCTCTTTCGCCAGATTCTATTCTGTTCATTACGCTTTTATTAAGCCCGATACGATTAGCCAATTCGCGTTGAGAGATATTTCTCTTTTCCCTAAGATTGATAATCATTTCATTGACTTTCATATTTACCACCTTTTACTTTTAATAATATTAAGATAACACATTGCTAAAACAGAAATACAAAAATTGCTAAAATAGAACTTGACATTTCCGTTTTAGCAACGTATACTATGATTATAAAGATTGCTGAAACAGAAACGGAGGTGATTTTATGCAAGTTGAAATTGATTTAAAATACATCAGAGAAAAAAGAGAATCTCTTGGGTTTCCTCAAAAAGATATGGCTATAAAGTTAGGATTTAAGAATGCATCCACATATTTCAAATATGAAACAGGAGAGTATAAAATTAAAGCAGAAATGTTGCCTCTTTTGGCAAAGATACTAAAATGCAATATATCGAATTTTTTTACCAAAAACGTTGCTAAAACAGAAATGACAGATGATTTGCTTGAAGAACAACTAACCAAAATAGGAGGCTAGAAAAATGAAGAATCGTCTAGAAGCTATCGTAAAGAAAGAGCAATTCATTACATCCCAAATCGGAAGAAAAAAACTTGAAGATGTAATGAATGCTCTCGAGGAATTAGAAGAGGCGTATAGATTGCCGCCTTCGTTGCTAAAAGATATAGCTAATTATTATCAACTGGCAAAGCGACTTCCTTTTCCTTAACTGACAATTCAAAAACAGGGTTGGAATACTCGTCTGCGTAGCTTCTGAAATTTTTATTAACTTCGCCGACAGTATTGGCGGCATCATATATCTGCTCAATCATATCGTTTGCTACCTCCGTTTGACAGAACGGACAAGTAATATGAGAAGGCTTTTCATTCAGGTTAAATGGAAAACTATTTTCACATTGTACGCATTTTAAACTAGCAATTGTTGTTTTCATAATATCACCTCCCTTCACTTCTCCACCTCGTTATATGGAGGGAAGTCGAGAAACTCAGTGACGGAAATACCAAGAATAGGGCAAATGCTTGTGAGAGTATCTAGCTTAACGGTTTTTCCTTTTTTATTAACCAAATCATTGAGTGTAGCGCCCGGTATGTCAGCAAGAGTGGCTAATCTATTAATAGTTAAGTTTTGCTGGTTGATGAAAAAAATTATTCTATCTGAAATAAGGTTTACATTATTCATATTAATATACCTCCTTTACGGAATACCGTTATTAATAGTGTAAATCAAATAAATAAACATTATTACGGAAATTCGTTGACAACTTACGAATTTCCGTATAATATTAAAGTATGTTACGAAATATCGTAATGACGAGAGGTGAGTTTATGAAAATCGGAAAAAATATTAAGAGGTTTCGAACAAGGAAAAATTGGAGTCTTCAAATGTTATCAGAAGAATCTGGTATACCAGCCTCTACATTGAGTGACCTTGAGACTGATAAGTACCTACCAAATGTAGAAAAAGCTAAGAAACTAGCAGACGCCTTAGGAGTAACAACAGATGATTTACTGGAAGAAGATAAACTAACCAAAATAGGAGGCTAAACCATGTTAAGTGAAAAAGCAAAGGAAGCACGGAGAGTATACCAACAACAGTGGAGAGATAAGAACAGAGAACACTTAAGAGAGTACAGCAAGAAATGGCGTGAGGAAAACCCAGAAAAACGAGAAGCGGCTATTAATCGTTACTGGGAGCGCAAAGCGAATGAGTTAATCACAAATTAATATAGGAGGCTAGAAAATGAATGCTAAAAAAATCAAGATTGCTGGATACACTGTTTCAATCTTTGAGAGCCCAAATCTTATTCCTAACGAATCCCGTATAGGAGAATATTCACCATTTGAGCAATCGATTAATATAGCAACAGGTTTAACAGGTCAACAAAGAGTCGAGACCATAATCCATGAAGTCTTAGAAGCTATTAATGACATTTATGAGTTAGGTCTCGAACATGATACACAGTTGTGCAAGTTATCAGTGGCAATACATCAAATACTCACTGACAACGAAGAACTAATCAATGCTTTGTATTCTTGTGATTGACTAGCGTTTTTGCAGCATTTGACTTTTGGCTTGAAGATTTACTTGTTGATAGAGTTTTTCCAGCATTACTTACTTTGCGTGTTGGCTTACAATTTTTAGATTTACTCATTGAATCACCTCCAATCAAATTCATTATAGCAGATTGGAGAGTAACCAAAATAGGAGGCTAGAAAATGAGGAAAATTGCATTTACAAACTCTTTCCTAACCAAGAGAAATAGAAAAGAGTCAGTACTCACCATTGAATTAAGTATAACTGGAGAAGATTTTAGTGATTTAAGTATTTTGCCGGAACTTTATTCAGAAATTAATTCATTAGTTAATAGATTATCGGAAAAAACTAACGGCGATTTGGGCAAAAGAAAATAGGAGGCTAGAACATGAGTAACGAAGAGTTAACTTTGTCAATCAAAACTAGTCAAAGAGAAGATGGGTCTGCATATAATGCCATTCAACTTGGTGACTGGAAAGTAGGACGATTTGTAACAGGTGTTCATTTAGAAATACTAGGCGGTAAACGACCAAAGTTAATTATTGAATGCTATCCAGAAAGAATAGATGTGGATGGTTTAGAAGTAGAGGCTTTTTTAAAACAAATAGAGGAGGAAGAAAAATGAATAACATCAAACAAGCAATTATTAAATTAGAAACAATTTTAGAAAATGGTAATGAAAAAGAGAATAGATTATTCGTTAAGTACAACACTATAAAAAACATTTTAGATTTACTTGAAAAAGATCAAGAGCTAAAAATCATCGAAATGGAAGTAGAGCTGAATGGAGTAGAGGATTCCATAGAAAACGCCGCTTTGTTAGAAAAGAGATTAAGTGAAGCCAAATCTTTGGTGGAAGACTTGGCTAACACTATAAACTCGTTAGAAATTAAGGTGAAGTGAAGCTTTTCCAAAAAGAATAGGAGGTTAAAAAATGAAGGACTTTGAAATGATGGAAGCAATTAAACAAAAACGGCTTGAATGTAAATTAGTAATTTTGGAAAATTTTGAATCGAGTTTTAAAGAAGCCCTCAATAAGGGAGATTCCGCCATGGTGTCGGCTTTAGCGGAATCATTGAAAACAGTTATTAAATAGTGAACTCAATGTAAAGGACATCATTTGAGTTCATTAGAAAAACTTTCGATAAATCGTTTTCTAACTCGTTTGCACCCTTATAAATGATTTTGTAAGTTTTATCGGCTTCTAAATAAAAATCATTTAAATCAAAACTTTTGTTATCTGGAAAAGATGTAATGCTTATAACGCCCATTAGAGCAATGGGCTGGTCATCAGAGATACCTTTGAACATTATATCCATGCGATTTTTCACAAATTCCACCTCCCTTCACAAAAACTATAGCACTGTGAAAGGGCGAACAGAAAGGAGAACAAAATGTCAAATTTACAAGTAATTGCAAATGACATGTTGCCAGTTTTAGAAAATGAAAAAGGCGAAAAATTTGTTGATGCCCGGATGCTTCATGAAAAGCTTTTAGTAAATACAAGATTTAATGATTGGATATATAGAATGATTGGAAATTATGGTTATGAGAATGGTTTAGACTTTTACTCAACTTTGAGTAAAACCAATGGGCGACCATCAACGAATTATTTTTTGACTTTAGACACTGCTAAAGAATTAGCAATGGTGCAAAACAACGAAATGGGTCGAGCAATTAGAAAATACTTCATTGAAGTAGAAAAACAAGCGAGGAAATTAGCAACTGAATATCCCGCATTTTCATACATGATAGAAGATCCAGTCGCTAGAGCTAAAAAATGGATAGAGGAACAACAAGAAAAGCAAGAGGTGTTAAAAAAACTTGAGGAACAAAAGCCGAAAGTAGTTTTTGCGGAAGCTGTACAAACGAGCGAGAACACAATTTTAGTAAAAGATTTGGCTACTATTCTAAAACAAAAAGGATTAGATATAGGACAAAACAGGCTTTTTGAATGGCTGAGAGGAAGCGGTTATTTGCTAAGTAAAGGTGCTTATTACAACAAACCGTCGCAAAAGGCGATGAACTTAGGATTGTTTGAACAAAAAACACATATTCATACAGATAGAAACGGCTTAATGAAAACCACTTATACTCCACAAGTAACAGGAAAAGGACAAGTATATCTATTAAACAAGTTATTGGAAGAACACAATCAAGTCGTAATTTAAGCGCCGCCTACCACAACGACGCTTATGCAGACAACTTAGTCACGGGGAGCGACTAACAACAGTATATAACGATAAGTTGTTAATTAGTCGCTAAAAAATAAACAAAAAGGATTGAGATATTATGTTTCAAAAATCAACATCAGCAACAGCCGCGATGCAAGTTTTAGCAGAAACTCGCACGCAAAAAGAGCTAGCGATAGATAGTTATGTAACGCCAGCACTAATAAGCAATCAGATAAGAGGAAAGCGAACAGTTTCACTTGAACAAGCAGAACAGTTAATTGACAGTTACAACGAACCGCGAAGCACTTACTTGTTTGCACATGAATTCAGCAACGGAATGATACCACCGCTTTTTGACGGTTTAGACAACCATCACGCTTCTTTAACTAACAGATTTGAACTAGAAGTTGAAGAAGCAGTACATGCACTGAAAAACGGCATAGAGACAATGACATTCAATTTGAGAAAAGGCGATATGTTACAGCGTGAAGCAGCAAAACAAGCAATTTCAGAAATAACAGATGTGATTGCAACAGCTTTAACTCTAAATACAAGTATAGCAAGAACATTCAATATAGATTTACAGCAAGTTTTAAGTAAACGTGATCAATATTATAAAAAGTTAGGAGTTGTTAAAAATGACGTTTAATGCAATAACAGCGCCGGAGTTATTAGAAAAAATGAAGCAACAAGGTATTGAAATTAGTCGTTCTAAGCTCTACAAAATGGTTAAACAAGATGAAATTCCATACACGAAAATTGGTTCTAATCTATTTTTTGTAGAAGACCAAATAGAGGCATGGGTAAGAAATGGCGGGACAGCTAGTCAGGCGGTAAAAGCTTGAAAGTGTTGTTCAGCATCTTAGTAATAATAGCAGCGGCGTTAGCGTTAATAAATTTATGTAATTTGATTTTAATTCTGATTTTAGTATAGGAGGGCTACAACAATGACAGAAAGAGTTTTTAGAAAGACAACAAACTTCGGAGATAGCGAAATTCATACAAATAGTAAAACAAAAATGATAGCTAATCCGGCATTTCAGCAGAAAATACCGTTAAACGAGACAGGTTGCGACAACATGACTGACTATATCGAAGAGTTAAAACTAAAGGGTTATGAGGAGGTCACTCGGTAATGGATGTATTTATGGTAATGATTTTCGTGTCGTTTATGTCTGTAATTGCAGGCTACTGGTTGAGAGGAAGTGGTAAACGTGGTTGAGAATCCGATGGTTGTTGATGATCTTTGGGACGATGATTTTAGACATTAAAAAAGCACGCATAGCAGTGCGCGCTTTAAGGATTTGAGATATTACCTTAAGAAAATTATACCTCAGGTCCATTAAAAAATCAATGGAGGTAACATATATGGCTGTAGCAAAAGAAAAGACAATGAACATCTTAGCGAGCGTGAAAGACATGGATAGAACACAATGGTTGCTGACTCGGCGCCTAGGCGTTGGCGGTAGCGATGCAGGAATTATCATGGGTTTAAATCAATATAAAACAGCTTTTGAGTTGTGGCTAGATAAGACTGACCAAGTTTTGCCCAATGAATCAGCGGGCGAAGCTGCATATTGGGGAAATCAAATGGAGGAAGTTGTCGCAAAAGAATTCGAAAAGCGAACTGGAAAGAAAGTAAGACGTAGTAACATGATGTATCAACATCCAGAGCATGATTTTATGTTGGCAAACGTTGATAGGTTTGTGGTTGGTGAAGACGCTATTTTGGAATGTAAAACAGCATCAGCATACTTAGCAAAAGAATGGGAAGCTGACGAAGTACCAGCGACTTATCTAGTGCAAATACAACACTATTTAGCGGTCACAGGTAAAAGTAAAGCCTATGTAGCTGTTCTAATTGGAGGAAATAAATTCATTTGGAAAGAAATTGAACGCGATGACGAGTTAATCAATCAAATAATTGCTTTTGAGTTAGATTTTTGGGAAACGAACGTAAAAGGACATGTAGCGCCGGCACTAGACGGTTCAAGTGCCGCAGAAAAATATTTAAAAGATCGTTTTGCTAAGTCAGAAGCTAAACAAGTTATTTTATCAAAAAAATACAACGAATTTTTGGCTGAAAGAGCAAATTTAGAACGCGATATAAAGCTTTTAGAGACACGAAAGAAAGAAATTGATAATAATATCAAGAATGATTTAAAAGAAGCTGAAACAGGCATCGCAGACGAATTTACGATTACTTGGAAGCCTGTTATTACTTCAAGAGTAGACACTAAACGTTTAAAAGAAGAACATCCAGACATTTACAAAAAATTACGTAAAGAAACTAGTTATAGAAAATTTGCAGTTAAGGAGAATAAATAATGGCAACTAACGATGAATTAAAAAATCAATTAGCAAATAAACAAAATGGAGGGCAAGTAGCAAGCGCACAATCATTAGACTTAAAAGGTTTGCTAGAAGCACCGACAATGCGCAAGAAATTCGAAAAGGTACTAGATAAAAAAGCGCCTCAATTTTTAACTTCCCTTTTAAATCTTTATAATGGCGACGACTATTTACAAAAAACTGACCCGATGACAGTTGTTACTTCCGCCATGGTTGCTGCAACACTAGATTTACCAATCGACAAAAATTTAGGTTATGCGTGGATTGTTCCTTATAAAGGCAGAGCACAGTTTCAACTTGGTTATAAAGGATACATCCAGTTAGCACTACGCACAGGACAATATAAAAGCATTAATGTTATTGAAGTGCGCGAAGGTGAGCTACTGAAATGGAACCGACTTACCGAAGAAATCGAACTAGATTTAGACAACAATACAAGTGAAAAAGTCGTTGGTTACTGTGGCTATTTCCAGTTAATTAATGGCTTTGAAAAAACGGTCTATTGGACTCGTAAAGAAATTGAAGCACATAAACAGAAATTTAGTAAATCAGACTTTGGATGGAAAAAAGATTATGATGCAATGGCTAAAAAGACTGTTCTTAGAAACATGTTAAGCAAGTGGGGGATTTTATCCATCGACATGCAAACAGCGGTTACAGAGGACGAAGCAGAGCCTAGAGAACGAAAAGACGTTACAGACGATGAATCGATACCCGATATTATAGATGCGCCTATAACGCCGTCTGACACGTTAGAAGCTGGCTCGGTAGTTCAAGGGTCAATGATCTAAGTGAGAATTGATAAGGCAGGGGAATTGCGATGGATGGTTATATAGCTTTACACAGAAAAATTATTGATAGCTGGATATGGCAAGATCCTGAGTTTTATCGGCTTTGGTCATACTGCCTTATCAAAGCATCATTTAAAGAAAGAGAAATATTTTTAGGTCAACAAATAGTCAAATTAAATCCGGGTCAATTTGTAATCGGAAGAGAAAAATTAGAAGAGGCAATGAACATAGGACTGAAAAATAAACGAACAGCGGTTACGTGGTGGCGACGACTTCAAAAGTTAGAAAAAGCCCAAATGTTGAACATCAAATCGTACAACAAATTTTCGGTTGTAACCATTGAAAACTGGGGGTTTTATCAAGGTAGCGACATAGAGAATGAACAGCAAAATGAACAACAGACGAACAACAAACGAACAACAGATGTACAACAAACGATCACAAACAATAAAGATAATAAAGAGAAGAAAGATAATAAAGATAATAATAAACGTCAAAACAAGTTTGACGAGGTTCATTTATCTTTAGCTAATTTATTGTTTGAAATGATTAAGTCAAATAACCCAGAAGAAAAAGTTCCAGATATTGAAAAATGGGCTCATGACATCCGAATCATGATTGAACAAGATAAGCGAGATGCTGAAAAAGTTAAAAACGCTATTATATGGTCACAGAAAAATGATTTCTGGTGCGGTGTCATAAAATCTCCGAAATCTTTAAGGAAAAATTATGATCAGATGGCGACGCAACGTAATAAGCCAGTTGCTAACAAGCCTTTCAACAAATACAACAAACAAACAAAACCAGAAGTATTGCCAGATTGGTTCGGCAAAGACCAGCAAGAAGCGCCTAAAACGCAAAAAATGACAGAAGAAGAGAAAAAAGCTTATGAAGAGGTAATGCGAAAACTTGGAAGAGGCGACGAATTGGAGGCTCACACATGAAAACAATCGCAAATGAGTATCAAGAATACATCACAGAAAGAATAAGGCTAGGTGACAACGGTATAAAACTAACTGCTTATAGTTTTAAAAATGGCTATCAAGCGAGAGTGATAGAAAATCTAGATTCTAACTTTGTATCTCTCGTACTTGTAAAGTTTGCTGACGGAAAAAGTTCTATAAAAGACCTATTTTTTCAGTTAACACCCGAACAACTGATTGAAAAGCTAGAAGAGATTAAGAATTTACTAGATTTGGAGGAACAAGCATGAGATTTAAAGAAGGCGATAAAGTAGAATTCATTTACAAAAATAAGAAAAGCGTAGGAGAAATAAATGGCGTTTATCATGGAACACAAGAGGTGTCTATTAAGCAAAGCGATTCTCCGGTAGATTTGTTATTTTCAGATAAAGCTGTAGTAAAAGTTGAAGAACAAGAACGTATAGTTGTGCCGCAGTTTGTTGCTGATTGGATAAGTCAGTGTAAACAAGAAGGATACGATTTGTCCTGGTCGATAAACTATGACGATTCTGATATGCCTTATGAAATTTTCGAATGGTTAAATCCAACGGCTGATAATCAAGAACTATTTGCACGCGCGTGGATGGACGGCTACGAAGTCGAGAAAGAACCGCTTTATTATGTACAACTTATTCGACGTTTGTCTGGCTATCTCAATGTACGAAATGACGAGAGTTCGTTTTTAGATAGTCCATACGAAGTCGGTTTAAACAAAACTAAATTTACAGAAGCAAAAATCAAAGAAATTGATGAGCGTTATTGGCAGTTTGCTGTTCTTGTTGAGGATTTGGAGGGCGAAGAAGAATGAGATCATTTGATGTTTCTACTTATTTCAAATCTTTTGTGGATGATGATAAGGAAGCGTTGGAATTGTTGAATGAATACATCATCAGAAATAATAAAAGACCAGTTTTCGTGCAGTTTCAAGTAGTACATTATCCTGAGGCAAATCGTGATAGAGTTTATATCTTTGCTGAATTTGAAAGGAGGGTGAAGCATGAGAGGCATTGAGTTTAGAGGGAAAATAGTTGGCGCAGAGGGATTTGTTTATGGGAAACTCCTAGCTCCTCTTGCATCAGGTAACGCATATATTGCGTATGACGTTAATGAGGTAAGAAGTTTTGTATATATATCTAGAAGTGAAAAAGTTGATCCAGAAACAGTTGGTCAATACACAGGCTTAAAAGACAAATACGGCAAGAAGATTTTCGAAGGTGACATATGCTGGGAGGAACACAATGAGTGCTACGGCGTTGTTAAATTTGAAGACGCTAAGTTCTTGTATCTATGGGAAAACATCGCAGAGGATTTGTGGGAAGTTGCTGATAGTATTGAGATTTACGGTAATATACACGAAAATCCGGAATTGTTGGAGGCATGAATAATGGGTGATGATGATTATTGTCCGCAGTGTTTCGAGTGCGATGGAGAATGCGTTAACGGCGAAAACGGAACGCTCGTATGTGAATACTGCGGGCATGTATATACAGATGAGGAATGGGACGAAAAGAACGATAAAGAAATTGCGGAATACGTGGCTTTTCTAAAAAGTTTATCGGAGGTGGCGGAATGAAGTACCGACAACACCAAACCTATTCCTTTCAGGCAAGGCGTTTAAAACGAGTAGTACTAGTGTTGATACTAAAAATAATTAAAAGTTTGAAAGCGGTGGTGGAATGAAAACATTTAAAAAAAGAAATATTCTGAGTTGGTTTTGAAAATATAGTTATAGGTAACACGCAGGAAGAAATCGAACAAATGGTGAATGCGTTGAAGAAGGAGGATGACGAATGACTAGCACAATAAAAATATCTGAAAAAGATAAAGTGTTCCAGATTGCGACGGAAGCTGGGTGGGTTGAACAGACTGGAATGCAAGTGACGATTGACGGAATGGACTTTGCAATTTATCCGTTCCATGCAGAAAACAATATTTTTATACAAGTTAGTGAAGTAGATAGTGGTGGAGTATTAATAAATTTCCCAGCCGATTTTATAGACGTTTTTGTTTTAGACACTCGAGATAAAGCAATCGAATATTATAAAGATAGCGTGATTCCTTTAATCCAGAAAAAAATCGAAGCAAATGGATTAGACAAATTTAGAAAAGAAGTTGAAAAAACAAAAAAATATATGGTTGAAACCTACGGAGAACGACCGAAAATTAAAGATTTTGAGGAGGATGACGAATGAGTATTAATAACTGGTGTATCAATTGCGGTGAATGGTTAGAACCAAATCATAAATGTGAATCCAAAATCAAAGAGGAAGAAAGAGAGGGAAAGCTAATGATACCACCATTCAGAGTCGCAGAGGACGAATTTATAGCTATTTCTACAGCAGAAGAACTTTTAGATTATATCAAACATGCGGAAGAACTTATAAGTATAGTAAGAGAATCAAGAAGCAAAGCCTACAAAGAATTAGCAAATCGAGGCTTACGACCAATAGATAGGAGTACGGAATAATGATGAATCGTGTAGTACTTGTAGGACGATTAACAAAAGACCCAGATTTACGTTACACTCCGGCTGGCGTGGCAGTTGCGACTTTTACATTAGCTGTAAATCGCCCATTTAAAAATGCACAAGGAGAACAAGAAGCCGATTTTATTCAATGCGTTGTTTGGCGTAAACCAGCAGAAAACGTTGCTAATTTCCTTAAGAAGGGAAGCATGGCGGGCGTTGATGGACGAATTCAAACCCGTAATTACGAGGATAACGACGGCAAACGCGTTTTCGTTACGGAAGTAGTTGCTGAATCAGTTCAATTCTTAGAGCCAAAAAATAACAACGTAGAAGGCGCTACATCGAATAATTATCAAAACAAGGCTAATTATTCAAATAACAATCAAACAAGCTCATATCGAGCGGATACGAGCCAGAAGAGCGATTCATTTGCAAATGAGGGTAAGCCGATTGATATTAATGAAGATGATTTGCCATTTTGAGGGAAAGGGTGAATAAAAAATGACAGCAGAAACTGCAATAAAAAAGTTGAGGAATAGATCAATGAGCATCCGTCAAATGGCTAATGCGATTGCAGAAGTTACAAACTACCAAATTAGCGAAATCGAAAATATGGGGGACGAAGAGATTGAGGCAAAGTATACCGCATTCGTCATTAATGAGGCGAACGAGTACGCGAAGTAAATATAATGCGAAGAAAGTAGTTATTGACAATATAAAGTTCGATAGCAAAGCAGAAGCAGCATATTATCAGCAATTGAAACTATTAAAAATGACTGGTGAAGTAGTGAGTTTCGATTTACAGCCAGAATTTGTGCTACAAGAAAGCTTTCGGAAAAATGGGAAGCTGTATCGAGCGATTAAATATAAAGCGGATTTTCTCGTTCTTTACAAAGATGGTCACGAGGAATTAATCGACGTCAAAGGCATGTTAACAAAAGAGTTTCGAATCAAGCAAAAACTTTTTGAACTGCGTTATATGCAATCAATTAAGTGCGTGAAATTAAAAGGCAGACAATTTGTGGAGGTGTGACAAATGGAAGTATTAGAGATGACAGAGAAAGTATTAGAGATGACAGAGAATAAAGAGAGGCAACGGGAGATAATTAGTTATTTAATAAACGAAAATTTACCTTTTGCTGACAGGAAAGTGTTGCAAAAAGAGTTAAACGATTTAATGAATACTAATACAGAAGAGAAAATGCGTACTTGGATGAAGAAGGAAGCAAGAGCGATAGTCGGAAATAGGAATTGGGAAAATATGAACATTATTGAATTTGTTAAATTGCGACATGCGGGGCTAACACAATCGGAAATAGCTGATTTCTTTAATGTATCTAAATCGAAAATGGATAATTTTGTAGCAATTAGAGAAAATCGCTCATATTACCGAAAGAATTTTGTTTACGATTTACACAGAATCGCTAGGGAAAATTGGACGGATAAATGATTTTTAGGGGGCGATTTTATGAAAAAAGAAGATGGTGTGTATACTCGCGTAAATGGAGAAGAAAAGTTAATAACAAAACCACCTGAAAACGGCTTCGGAAAAACTACCATAACATGGAGCCACGGCAAACCTACCACTGCCGAAAATGTACAAACAATAAAACTAAATAAATAGTCTGGTCGAAAAAATCGAAGGACGTCATGAACAGTTAAATCTGTCGTGACGTCCTTTTTTTATTAATCATTGGGGAGAGTGACGAGAATGCAAGAATTAATTAATGAGTACAGAGGAGCTTTACAAGATGTGCAAAAAGTAAAAGCTAATCTGCAAAAAAGAATTGATGCTGAAAAACGCCCTCCATTAGAAGCGGGACAGAAAAGAACTTTTCAAGATGTGTCAGAAAAAACCACGATGTCAAAATTAAAAAGTATTATCGACAGTTTAGAGTATTCAATTGAGTGGATGGAATTAGGACATGAACCAGCACCACGCAGAGCTATTCACAGGCGCTCCGGTTTGCAAAGAGAGATATGCGTTACAGATATTGAAAAAATGCGTCAGTGGTTCGTATATGAGCATGGGAACGCGTATGAGTTTGAGGATAATGAGCCGAAGATTTCAGAATGGGATAAAATTCGGATGGAAGATGCTATGAGTACGATGTCAGCGCAAGAGAAAAAAGTATTTTTATTAAAACATGAAAAAAATTTATCTTTATCTCAAATTAGCGACGAACTAGAGATAAGCATTCGTTCTGTGCGATCATACTTACATCGAGGAGAAGAAAAAATACAACAACAAATCGACGGAAGTTTGTTCTGCATGGCAATTTAGCAATTTTTGCCGCACACCTGCCACCTATATATGAGAAGTGAAGATGATTACAAAAATAAAATCTTATATTGAGTCTGCACTCCACTTCTCATATCCTATCTGCACTGGATGTAAAACACGCATGCGGCGCTGACTGGTGCGTTAACCAGTTTGTTTATATTAAAATAGAACCTCTAACACCGCTCAAAGAAGTGTCCCACGGTAGGGCGATAATTTGGCTCCGAATTTCGGGGCTTTTTTGATACATGAAAATAATAAGGGGTTGATTATATGAGAGACATTATAAAAGCTGGAATAACAGAGGTAAAAGGAAAAGAAGCTGAATTCAAAATAAACATAGCTGGCTCTGAACAAGAACAAAGCTTTGCATTAGCGCAGATTCATTATATGAAAATAGAACGATTAGCTACACTAAATGGTAAGACTTTTGAACAAGCTAAGAGTGATTATTTAGAAGCGCTAAGCATCATTATAGGAACAATTAAAGATAATAATTAATCAACGAAACAAACACAGAATGCGAGGTGGTGGAAGTGAGTGGCTAGAGCAAGAAATCCAAATAGAGACATAGCAAAGAAAATGTGGCTTGATTCAGATAAGACAATGCCACTTGTGGAAATTGCCAGTAAGTTGAATTGTAAACCATCACAGATTAGGAAATGGAAATCAGAAGATAACTGGAGTGATAACGACAATAGTAACGTTACGAATCAAAAGGAGCGTTACTATTCAATGAAAGGGAACGGGAATGCTAAGAACAATAAAGGCGGTGCTGCTCCTAAAGGTAATCAAAACGCACGTACACATGGATTGTACTCTAAATATCTTCCGGATGATACGATAGATATTATTAGTATGATGAATCAACAAGAACCAGCTGATTTAATTTGGGGGCAGATACAAATACAATACGCCGCTATTATTCGAGCACAGAAAATTATGTGGGTGGAAAACGCTGAGGATGAAACGAGAGTCCAGACACAAGTGGGGTTCGGGGATAGTGGTTCTGATAAATACGAGTATCAATTCGCTTGGGATAAACAGGCGAATTTTTTAAATGCACAAAGTCGTGCGATGTCTACACTAAGTGGGTTGATTAAGCAATTTATTGCGATTGCTGATGAGCAAGATGAACGCAAGGCTAAGCTTAATCAAATTATTGCATCAACAGATAATATACAGGCCCGCACAGCTCTTATTAAAGGCGTTGAAAAAGATACTACATTGCTTAATAAACTATTAGATGTTGCCAAAGGAGGAAACGGAGACCTTGAGTAAAATTGATGAGCTAGTATTTACGCCCAAACAACAGGAAACTATTACATTCCCTTTTCGGGGTGTGACGCTTGAAGTCAACGAAGGAACTCCGCGATCCGGTAAAACTACTGCCGATATCTTTAAAATGGCTTATATCTATTCTATTTCCGAAGATCAAAATCACTTAGTTGCTGCATTTAACCAAGAACAAGCCTTTCGCTTATTCATGGATGGCGATGGATTTGGATTGATGCACATATTCGGTAATCTTGCAGAAATGAAACACGACGAGCATGGGGATCATTTGCTTATACATTCTCCAAACGGTCCAAAGAAAATCTATTATAAAGGTGGCGGGAAAGTAAATAGCGTGGGTGCTATTACTGGTATGTCATTGGGTACTGTTACGTTTTTAGAAATCAATTTGCTTCACAAAGATTTTATTGAAGAATGTTTTCGACGGACCTTTGCAGCGAAAAATAGATTTCATTTAGCTGAATTGAATCCACCTGCACCGAATCATCCAGTGTTAGAAATCTTTTCTAACTATGAAAAGTCAGGTCGCTACAAATGGCGGCATTGGACTGCGAAGGATAATCCAGCTCTTTCAGAAGAACGGAAACAAGAAATATATAACGAAGTCAAACACTCCTCTTACCTTTTGCAACGTGACTGGTATGGTAAACGAGTTTTGCCAAAAGGTATTATTTACGAAACATTTGATATGCAGAAAAACCAAATATCCAAATTAGAAGGACATCCAATTGAGATGGTCTTTTTTGGTGATGGAGGACAACAAGATGCCACTGTTTGTGAGTGCTATGTAATTACAGAGCATGAGGCAGACGGACATTATAAATACAAATTGAATCAAGTTGCATCCTATTATCATAGCGGTAGGGATACAGGAGAAGTAAAAGCTGGTTCAACCTATGCCGTTGAGATAAAACAATTCATTCAATGGTGTATGAAAGAGTATGAAGTACCAGTAAATGAGCCTGTTTTTATTGACCCTGCCTGTCGCTGGCTACGTGAAGAACTGGAAAAGGTTGGTGTTGATACGGCAGGAGCAGACAACAATGCTCATGATGTGACAGGTAAAGCGCAAGGTATAGAGGTTGGAATTGAGCGGATGCAGTCGCTATTAAGCGAAAGGCGTTATTTGCTTGTTGAACAACCTAACGATCAATATGACCATTACAGTTGGCTACAAGAAATTGGTATGTATGTACGCGACGAAAACAGCGGGAAACCAGTTGACAAGAATAATCACGCGATGGATACAAGTAGATACGCTACAAACTACTTTTATAGGAATTATGAAGATATATAGAAAGGAGTGATTAAATGGGTGTTTGGAGTGTAATGACACGCTTTATTAAAGGTTGGCTAAATGGAAAACCTAATGGCAGCGAACCGGAGTTAATACCAAAATATCTGCCGCTTATTCCAGATAATCAAAAAGAATGGAGCAAAGACTCCTATTTAACTTCGTTGTGGGCTCAAGGATATGTGCCAACAGTACACGATAAGTTAATGAATTCCGGAACAGGAAATGAGATAGTTGTTGTTGCGGCTGAGTATATATCTGGAAAGCCTTTAAGTGTTGATGTAACAGGGGTTAATGGCAGTAAGGATGAAAACTTAACAAAAGAACTGAAAGAAGCATTACGGATTGATAATTTTGATAGTAAGAGCGTGAAAATTGTTGAATTAGCAGGAGGGAGCGGAGTATCCGCTGTAAAGATTAACATTTTAAAAGGGCGACCATCTATTAGCGTTCATAGCTCTAGCCAATTTTGGATAGATTTTAAAAACAATGAGCCATTTCGTTTTAATTTCTTTGAGGAAATACCCACAAGTAATAAAGCAGATATTTATTATTTAGTTGAAAGCAGAGAAATAAAACAATGGGATAAGGAAGGGAAAAAATTATCTGGAGGTTTTGTAACATATTCTGTTATTAAAATCGATGGCGATAAAACTACTCCTATTAGTGCGGAGAGACTACCAGAACAGATTGCAAGCTATCTGCACACAAATGATATTCAATTGAATCATTCTGTATCAATTGGTTTAAAGAGTATGGGCGCGTATTTAATAAATAATAGCCCAAGCAATACTAGATACCCACATCTTAATCTTGGGGAATCTGACTTATCGCAATGTACCAATTATTTATTTGCCGTAGATTACTTTTTCACTGTTTATATGCGCGAAGGAGAGAAAACAAAAACAAAAATAGCGGCTAGCGAACGAATGTTTAGGAAAAAAGTTAATAAGAGCACAGATAAAGAAGAATGGTCCATGAATGTAGATGAAGACTACTTTATGCAGTTCAAAGGAACGTTAGATGCTGGCTCGAAGTTAAATGACATGATTCAATTCATGCAAGGAGACTTCCGGGACAGTAGTTATCGCGAAACAATGGAATATTTTGCTCAGAAAGCTGTTTCGAAATCTGGTTACAATCCCGCTACTTTCAATTTAGGAAACCGAGAAGTGAAAGCGACCGAAATTTGGAGTTTGCAGGACGCGACAGTGCGTAAAATTGAGAAGAAAAAACGCCTTATTCAAAATGTTTATGAGCAAATGTTGTGGGACTATCTATATTTATTAACTAGCGGTGCTAAAAATAAAGAAAAAGCAATAATGCGTGATGAAACCAGGGTAATAATTGAGTTTCCGGACCCAATGACGGTTAATTTGAATGAACTTTCTAGTACTTTAAACAATATGAACAGCGCATTAGCGATGAGTGTAGAAGAAAAGGTGAAATTAATCCACCCAAAATGGGAAGATGAAGAGGTTCAAGCGGAAGTAAAACGTATCTATTTAGAAAACTCGATTGGAGAGTTTCCGGACCCAGAAGCAATTGGGGGAATTGAAACGAAAGGCGGGTGATTAGATGAGCCATCACCATGCACCGGTTGATTTCGAAAAAGAAGCATCTATCTTACGAAACCACTTTAATAATGCCGAAATAGACTTACTTTTGCTGATAAAGAAGCATGTTATGTATGGCGCTAAGAATCCAACAAAATGGAAATTCATTCAGCAGTCGCGTTTGATAAGGTTTAAAAGAGAATTGAAAGCACATATAAGTCTTTTCAAAGACGAAACGAGAAATAAAATAGATAAACTAACGTATCGTGTTTATCTTGATTGCGTGAATGAATACGAGGACGAAATGGAAGCCAGATATCAAACTAAGAAAGAGGTTGATATACAAAATGACGACTATTTATCTGAAAGTGATGCACTTATCCAAATTTCGGAAGATATGGCTAATTATTGGCAAAAAATCGCGCCCTCCAAGTACAAACAAGTGGTTAAGGAAACAAAAGATAGCAATGGAGTTTTAAAATATGCTATCGCAACATCACTTATTAATGTTTTAGGTGATGGCATAAGAAATGTTATAGATCAGTCTGGAAGAAAGTACCGGCCAGGAGCTTACATGGAAATGGCTTCAAGAGGTGCTTTTTTTAATGTTGGTTTGAATGCCATGAAACGTGTTCTTGGAAGATATGAGCACGAATTAGTTCAAGTATCAGCTCACGTGAGAAGTTGTCCGCGTTGTGCTCCTTGGCAAGGAGAGGTGCTATCAGTTAACTATGAAAGCAATGAATATAAAACGTTACAAGAAGCAGAAAATGATGGCTTGTTTCATCCAAATTGCCACCATTTTTTATATTCGTATTTCGAAGGTGACGAAACAGACGAGCCTATCCCATATGATGAAGAAGAATATGAGGCTCAAAGTAAGCAACGGTACTACGAGCGCGGCATTCGTGATTGGAAAACAAAAGATATACTTGCAGAAGGTCCCTCTAAACAATATACAGCTGGAAAAGTAAAACAATGGGAAGAAGCTTTGCAAGAGCATCTAAATAACAATCGCTTCTTAGAGAGAGAATCGGATAGAGAAATTATAAAAGCGTCTAAATGAACGCTTTTTTTGTTGGGCTTTATAAAAAATCTTGCCTACCTGCCGGCAACTAATAGACAGGGATGGCTCACTCAGAGCTTAAAAAGGAGGAAATATGAAGAATTATTTACAACGCAAGTTTGACATCCAACATTTTGCTGAAGGTGGAGACGATAAGAAATTTTCCCAAGCAGAGCTGGATGAGATTGTAAAAAATCGTGTAGCAGCTGAAAAACGGAAATTTAGTGGAGAGATTGAAACCATCAAAAGCGCGCATGAGGATGAAATCAGGAAGCTAAACCACCAAATCAATCAGCTTAACGATCAAGTGGGCGAACATGATTCATCTGAAAAGGCATTGAAAAAACTTCAAAAAGAGAAAGACGAGGCACTATCAAAGCTGGATGAATATGTTCAGAAAGAACAAACCGCAGAGTGGCACAACAAGCTAAAAGAAAGCGGCGTAAAAGAAGAACGCTATGAAGCGTTTACGAAGCTTTTTGGGGATGAAGAGCGAAATGACGACAACTTAGCGAAATTCGCAGAGCAATATCCTGAATGGATTGCAAAATCTGATGATGGTGACACGCCTCCACCAATCGGGGCAGGACTAGGCAATGCAAGTGAGCCAAGTGCTACAGACCCATTCATTCAAGCATTAAATTCATAATTAGAAAAGGAGAGATAGCAAAATGGCTATTAACTATGTAGACAAGTACGGTAAGGAGCTCGACCAGAAATTAGTCTTCGGCACTTACACAAATGAATTAGAAACACCTAACCTTTTATGGTTAGACGCAAAAACATTTAAATTACAAACAATTTCAACAACTGGATTAAAACCGCACACTAGAAACAAAGGATATAACGAAGGTTCAGCATCAAATACGAATACTCCATACACTATTACGTTTGATAGAGATGTAGAGTTTTTTGTAGATGTTATGGATGTAGATGAAACAGGCCAAGCGTTAACAGCTGCCAACGTAACAAAAGAGTTTAATGCGGAACACGCTGCACCAGAAGTTGATGCATATCGTTTTTCTAAGTTAGCAACAGCGGCTAAAACCAATGGGCACTCTGCTGCAGAAACAATCACTGAAGAAAATGTCTTTCGTACACTTAAAGCAGCTATTCGAAAAGTTAAAAAATATGGTACACAAAATCTTGTTATGTATGTGTCACCAGACGTAATGGCTGCATTAGAACTAAGTAAAGACTTTACTAGAACAATCTCTAATCAAAATATTGGGCCTTCTAGCTTAGAAACACGCATCACAGGAATTGATGGAGTTAAACTTGTTGAAGTTGAAGCAGAAGATCGTTTCTATGATACTTTTGATTTCACGGATGGTTATAAACCAGCAGCTGGAGCTAAGAAACTTAATTATTTACTAATTAATAAAGGTTCTGTTATCGGCGGGACTAAACATGCTTCTATTTACCTTCACGCACCAGGTTCGGTCGGACAAGGTGACGGATGGTTATATCAATATCGTGTATACCATGATATTTTTGTAAAAGAACAACAAAAAGACGGGGTTATCGCCTCTACAGTGGCTTAAGGAGGAGTTTTTTGTGCAATTAAGAAAAGATAATGCAGTATACAATACCGACAATGAAGTATTAATTAAGCAGTTAGAAAACGATGGTTTTGAAGAGTTCGAGTATAAAGAACCAGAAAAAGAACCATCCAAGAGTAAAAAGGAGCCCAAAAACAAAGAGGGTGAGTAAATGAAAACGTATATTACACCAAGTGAGTTAGCTAGTCTAACAAACTTAAGTATCGAACCAACAGAAGCGGATAATTTAATAAAAGCCGCTTCTGTAGCAATTGATAAGCAAATTATGCCTAATATCGTAGACCGAGATAATGTGGATGATGATATTAAGCAAGCTGTCGCATGGCAGTGTGAGCATATCAAGAAATATGGTGGATTTATTGGTATTGGTAACTTTACACTAGGTAAATTAACTATGGGTGGTCAATCACAAAACTCGAACAACTTTATACCTGACGTTCCGGACAAAGTTATGGATTTGCTTTTATCTAGTGGCTGGCTTTATGCGGGAGTAGGTGGCTGTTAATGAGCTTTCAGTTACCGCCTATTCCCGAGGCTATACTAAATACGGAAGTTACAATAATTAGTAATAGTGGACGTGATGACTTTGGGAACCTTTTACCAGATACAATTAATAAATCGATGTTTCGCTATGAGTTTGAAAAGCTCGTAAATAAAACAGAGGAAGGATTAAACATAAGATATATTGTTAACTTATTTTGTAACAAATTAGATTTTATTGTGAACGAAGGAGACAATGTATCTTTTGTAATTCCTAACTATTGTTTAATTAAAGGTGAGGTACAGAGCGTATCTTTCCCGCCAAATCCTGATGGAAGTATTCACCATTTCGAAATTGTTGTAGGAGAGGTGACAGAGCATGAGCTTTAGTAGTTTTAAAGATACAGTCATAGATGATATTCATAATAAAGCTTTGTCAACGGCTGCAAAAGCTGGTAAAGAATTGGTTGAATTAGCACAACCTGTTACTCCAATTTTGTATGGAGACTTGCGCCGAAGTTCGGATTTTAAAGTTATCATCCAAAAAAATTCAACTGTGGCTAGAGTGTTTAGTTTAACTCCTTATGCCCGCAGACAATATTATGAAAATCGTCACAACCCACGATGGTATGAAATGGCAATAAGCTATGGAATTCAGAGTATTAAGCAAATTGTAGAGAGCGGGATGCGTTTATGATAGAAGATTTAGTAGCACATTTCAAAAAAACATTCCCAGCTATAAAAACACTTGGATTCATTAAACAAACGGGGCTTGATTCAATGGTAGTAATTAATGAAGCACCGACGTTTCAAAACAAGCAAGTACAAACGCAAAGTCGTGTTCGTGAGAGCATCGGCTTTTTAATTTATGACAAAAACACAATTCAATGCAAACGAACATACGATTTATTACGTAACTACTTTCTTTTAACAAATCCTTCTGAGCTGAATATCCAAAATCAGAAGGTAGTAGCTACCGATATAGCAAGTGGTGGACAAGTCGATTATGACGATGACGGCCGTTTGATTTACCAACTAACAATATTATTTGAAAAGGAGATGGAGGCAAATGCCAACATACGCAGTAAAAGAAATTGAAATCTTTGTGAGAGATGCAAAATTAACAACTGGTGACGGAGTACTAATTAAAGATTTAGAAACATTAGATATTAGCTTGAATTCTAATATTGAACAATACACAACAATTGGTGAGAATTTTGAACGTGCGGTTAAAACAGGCATGGCTATGGAACTTGGTTTAGATGGGAAATACAATGATTCAGATGAAGGGCAAAATGAATTACGTGAAACGTGGGATAAGGTTGGAGCTTCAGCTGAAAAAACTATTGTGGTGAAGTTTCCGGGAGGATCTAAATATGAAATCACTGGACCAATTGGTATTAATGATTTTGGAGGTGGCGGAGCAAATGACATTGGCGCATTTTCTGCAACCTTAAATTCTAACGGCGCGCCTAAGTTTACCGCAGCAGTTGCACCCTGAAACTGAGCCGTCCAGCGTCACAGTGGACCACGATACAATTACGGTTAAGGTAGGAGAAACATTTACTATTAATGCTTCTGTATTGCCTGCAAGCGCTAGTCAAGGTATTGCATTCACTTCCTCTAATCCACCAAAAGCCAAAATAAATAGCGCGGGTACAGGTGAAGGGGTAGCAGAAGGAACAGCAAACATAACAGTCGCATCTAAAGAAAAACCTTCTGTCAATAGAGTAGTACAAGTAACAGTTGAAGCAGCAGATTAATAAATGAGCCCTTACTTTCAGTAGGGGCTTTTAAATTGGAGGACAAAAATGAAATCATTTAATTTTAACGAGAATGAAGTAAAACTTCCTTTGGAAATTAACGGGAAAATGTATTATGCGGACATTTCGGCACAAGCACACATTAAGTACAGTGCGCTTTTGGATGAAGCCCCCAAAATTTTAGGACAAGTTCTTGCGCCTAAACTAAAAGCTGATGAAAGTGATGACGAACATACAATACCAAATGATGAAAACATGCATGAATTGTTAATGACTATCACAGATGGGATCGTAGCGACAAATGATGATATTTTTGCTATTTTTTTTAGCAAAGAAGACAGAGAAGAAATCAATTCCAAAACATTGCCAACTAAAGTCTATGAGGGGCTTATTGAATACATTATAGCTAAATTATTTGAAAGCGATATGAGCGAGGAAAGTGGCGAGGGGAAGTCACAGGAAAACAGTATTACGGAATAGTTGAAGACTTTGATTTAATCGAGTCTTCTTTTTTGTCGTATTACGGCATCAGATTGCGCAAAGAATTGTCAAATATGACTTTTTCAGAGTTCCGGACATATCTCGGGAATCTCGGTGGTGACACGCCATTTATGACAACTCTTGAAATTCGAATGACCGAACGAAGCAAAGTGCCACGGCATTTGCTGAAAGAAAAAATAAAACAAAATCGAATCATGTTAAAGCGAGGGTATTTTGAGGATGCTGCTTCTAATGAAGAAGGACTAGAAAAGGCGTTGAAAGCTAATAGCAAGCCGAAAGAGGGGTGAAAACATGAGTAAAGCGGGAGAAATTTATTACGATATAGAAATACGCGAGAATGGCTATAAAAGTCAGATGAACAAGATTGATAAAGACATGGACAATTTTGCGAAAAAGGGTCAGAAAGCCGCGGACAATATCGACAAAATCAATAAGAAAAACATTAATGTTAAAGGTCTAGATTCATCTGTCGTCAAAGTTGAACAATTCGGGAATATGCTTGAAAAATCTGCTCAAAAGTTAAAAAAAGCTGGAACTGCGATGACCGTTGGATTTACGGCGCCAATTGTAGCAGGAATGATTAAATCAACTAAAGCATATCTGGATTTTGATAACGAAGTGACAGAAGTTAACTCTTTATTGCGCGAATCTGGTGAATCGGCGAAAGAGTTTGGTGATCGTTATACACAAGTTTTTGATTATGCACAGAAAGCTAGTGTTAAGTATGGGGTAGCTTCTGAGCAAACTATGCTTGGTATGAAAGAAATGGTTAAAAAAGGTTATGATATTAATCAAACAATGGCGTCTATGCCCGCGATTTTTAATGCTGCTCGTGCATCTGGCGATGATTTCGAAACAGTAATGTCTGTTACAACATCAACATTAGAACAATTTGGAATGATTTCGAAAGACACAAATAAGCAGATGGAATACACAAACAAAGTTGCTGACGTGCTAACCTACGTAGCTGATAAAACAGCGGCTGGATTCTCTGATATGGGAACAGCAATGAACTATGTCGGTCCTATTTCGCATTCGCTAGGATATTCACTTACAGATACAGCAGCAGCCGTCGGTTTGCTTTCGAACCGTGGTATTGAAGGACAAAAGGCAGGTACTGGTTTACGTGGGATGCTTACAAGTTTACTTAAACCTTCAAAATCAGCTGCAGAAGCAATGGCGGCAGTTGGGTTAAAAATTGAAGATAACAACGGCAACATGAAAACTTTGCCAACTTTGCTGGATGATATTAATGATAAAACAAAAAAAATGACGAGAACACAGAAAAACTCTTTCTTAACAATGATTTTCGGACGTGAACCTCTATCGGCTGTTAATACACTTTTAGAAGCTGGAGGCGATTCTCTACGTAAATATTCTAAGGGCGCTGATGAAGCAAATGGATATACTAAACAAGTTGCTGATAATATGCGAAAAGCTGGTAAATTTGGTGTGGATCAATTCAAAGCTTCGCTTGAGGTGTTAGAACAGAATGTAGGACAAAAATTAATGCCCGCCCTCACTCCTGTCATCGAGTGGGCTAACAAAATGATTGATAAGTTCAACGACTTATCAGGAGAACAACAACAAAATATCATAAAATGGGCTGGGATTATAGCAGCAACTGGCCCTGTGCTGATGATTGGCGAGAAACTAGTATCAATGACTGGTGGATTAATAAAAGGATTCGCGGGCTTAGGTAAGATTTTAGGTTTAGGGAGTAAATTAACTTCTTTGGCAGCTGGATTTGGTGCTACTACAACTGCGGTAGAAGGAACTAGTTTGGCAGCGGCAGGATTAGCGGGATCGTTTGGAGCGTTGCCAGCTGTCATTGGTTTAGCAGGCGCGGCTTTACTTGGCGCAGGAATCTATGCGTTGGATAAACATATAAGCAAAATCGAAGAGAGCAAAGAACGTATAAAAACATGGGGTTATGATATTGGTGCAGAAGCTGATAAATCCATGGGTAAATTTAATGAATTTGCATCAGAAGGCAAGCTAGCTTTAGACACTTTTGCAACTGGCGCTACAGAAGACAGCGAGAAAATTGTCAGTGCTTTCAAAAAAATGGCGGACGAAATTAAGAAGAATACAGACGATGCGCTAGGGGATTTTGAAAAACACTATCAAGATTATTCTGCGGGAGTTCAAGCTATAGTTAATACAGATAAAAAAGAATCAGAAAAAGCAGCCAAAGAAAGAAAAGACAATGTTGATTCGCAATATAAAGAAATAGAAAAGATTTATCAATCTGCCGCGGATGGTCATCGTAATCTCACTGCAGAAGAATCAAAAACTGTCAACAACATTTATAAAGCGATGCAGATTGAACAAATTGAAAGTTTAGGCTTAAACAACAAAAAGAAAACACAACTGATAAAAGCGATGAATGGTGAAACTCTAGGGTTGTCTAAAAAGGCTCTGGGAGAACAATCTACTTTATTGTGGGAAGAAACAACCAAAGCAGCTAAGGTATATCAAGATAATGCTAAAAATTTAAAAAAAGATTTAGATAAAGATCAAATAGATCAAAAAACTTATACAGAGGCTATTAAACAAAACGAAAGAGAAAAGACAGCTGCTGTAAGAGCTTCTACCACAGCTTGGATAAGGACTCAAAGAGATTATTATAAAGCAATTGGCTCAAGTAGTGAGGTAGCAGAACAAAATATTAAATCAGCACTAGAGGAAATGGGTTTAAGTTATGACGAATTCACTCGTAATGTACAAGAAGCCGCAGGCGGGGTTAGTGATGCTAGTAAGTTAATTGGTGATGGCGCAAGTAAAGCGGATTTAGCTTGGAGCGATTTAGTTTTAGACCCTAAAACTGGGGAAGTAAAAACAAATTTAAATCAAGTTGTTTTAGATGCCGCCAAGTCTAACGATGGTTGGAATAATCTGAAATTCATCATGAAAGAAGCAAAATTAACCACAGATGCAAAGAAAACAATTGCAACTGCAACTATTGAAAGTGGTCGTTGGGATAAGATGACTTTCAACGAAAAGAAATTAATTGTCAGTTACGAGGACTCTATACATGTAGCTAACGCGCTGTCAGATTTAGGGTTGTGGGATAAGCTAAAACCCGAACAAAAAAGTATGATTGCGAATGCAGATACTAGCCTTGCGCTACAAAAAGCACTACAAGACATGGGTGTCTGGGACAAATTACCTCCGGCCATGAAAACTTTAGTAGTTGATAATTCAGATGTAATAAAGAAAATGAATTCTTCTAAAGGGATGTTAGTTAGCTATAACGGAACGAATGTAGATTTAAAAACGCTCTTAGCAAACGACTTTGATGTAAGAAAAAAAATACAGAGCGGTAAAGATGTTATTGTTCAATATAACGGACAAGAAGTGAATCTTAAGACTCTTTTTGCAAACAACAGAGACCTGTTATCAAAAATTGATAGAGGTAGTAGAACAGTCGACGACTATAACAACATAGCTGTCCATAGAAAAGATTTAGTTATTAATTCCAACGCAGAGGCTACTAAAAACGCTATTGACAATGCTATAAACTCGTGGCGTGATATGCTCAACATGAAAAATCAAAAAGTAATTTCTATTGCATACAAAACGAGTGGTAAAAGTCCAAGCGGAATTCAAGAGGTAGGTTATGCAACTGGGACAAATAACCACAAAGGCGGACCCGCATTAGTTAACGATGCCAATGGAAGCAACTATGAAGAAATGATTACCACCCCGGATGGGAATAGTTTTGTTCCTAAAGGTCGTAACGTTCTTCTTAATCTACCACGAGGTACCGAAGTGCTACGAGGGGATAAAACAGCTAAAGCTTTGAGTAATGTACCTCATTATGCCAAAGGTACTAAAACAAGCTATGCGAAAAATGTAAGTAATAAAATATCAAATGTGCAAGTAGATTACAAAACAGGCGCAATTAGCGCACAATCGTACATTAATAAATTAAAACAAATTAACAAGCAATATCGCTTAAATGCGGCACAAACAAGACAAATCAAATTAAATATTGCTGGAGCAAACAAAGAAATTAATACACAAAAAACTAAGCTTAATCAAGCAGTTAAATCATCTACGCAAAAGTACTATGATAACGTGAAAAAAGCTAACGATGAAGCAAAAGCAAGCATAAGCGAAGCTAAGAAGACATACAACGATGCTTTAAAAGCTAATCAAGAAAGCGCTTATAGCCAAATAAGTTTATTTGATAGGGCCAAAACAGATAAATACGCTGGTAGTGATTTATTAGCAAATTTGAGGACCCAGACACAGCAACAAGATGAATTTATCGCTTTAATAAATAAACTAAAAAAACGTAAAGTTAATGATGGCTTGGTTAATGAACTTAGAGAACAAGGTTTAAGTGCTACTGGACAAATTAGCGCAATCGCAAATATGTCTGATAAAGAACTCCAAGCATATCAAGCTGAATGGTCTAAAAAACATAAAAACGCAAATGCTATTGGATTAGATGGATCTAAATCTGAAAAGGTTACTATGGATAAAGCTATTTTAGCAGCTAATAAAAAAGCGACTACAAACATTGCAAGTGCAAAAAATACATGGTTAAAAGAGTTAGGAGACGCAAAACAATTTAAAACTGCTGGTTCAATTCTTGGTACTCAAACTGTTGCAGGGATTATAACTGGTTTTAAAAACATGAATGGTCCTTTACAAAAAGAATCATCAAATATAGCTAAAACAATCGAGAACACAATAAAAAAAGAACTAGATATTCATTCACCTTCAAGAAAAATGGAAAACGAAGTAGGTTTTCAAGTTATTGCGGGAGTCGGCGTCGGCATGCGGAAGAATGCTAATATCATTAGCATAGAAGCAGCTAGAATGAGTAAAAATCTTACTAATTCGATTCCGCGCATCGATGTTCCAGTGACACCAAACACTCAAGCAATAAATGCATATCAGTCAGATAGTAATAAGTTAGTGAGCAATCAAAAAAACATTGTTGCAAATACACAACCTATTCAAGTGAATTTAGTATTACCGGATGATAGCAGTACGCCAGTCGCATCGTGGTTAATAAATGATATTGATATGCTATTAAACGCTAAAACAATTATATCGAGAGCGAAGGCAGGAGGTTAATAGATGTATGGACTAATATTTGAGCGACAAGATGGAACAAAGTACATCACTAGAGAAAATAAAGTCGATGTGAAAGAATTTAATGTTCCTGGTCCCAACTTCACAACTGAAAGAGTATCCATGGAAACATTTGACGGCGAGATAGACATGGGTAGTGTTTTAGCAAAGCGGGATATAACTTTTCAACTAATCTTAGTATGTAGTAATTACGCTGAATACATCTTAAAAAGAAACGAATTCATTAAATTTATAAGTGGGAAAGAAGAAATTTATGTCATCGATGAAAGGCATGAAACGGTTCGTTGGCCAGTAAAAGTAGAGTCTTTAAATATTCAGCAAAAGGGAGGAGCACCAATCTGTGATATCGCGGGAACTTTTGTTTGCGCGCAAGGTCTTTCTGAAAGTGTAGGTTCTACTTTAGATGGGTTTAAATTTAGCAATAGAAAATGGAGCCTAGGACAAAATTTACCATCGTCTGAAACAGCAGAATATGTTTTTGATACAAACAAATTTAAGGTATATAACGCTTCAGATATAGCAATTAATCCAGAAAGATACCCTTTTATAATTCGCTATAAAGGGGCATCAGAGGGACTAAGGATAAATAATAAAACTACTGGTCAAGTATGGTCTTACAAAGGAATAACAAAGCGTACGGATGAATTGGAAATTAATCAAGTTTACTCTTTGCTTAATGGAGCCGGTATATATGGCGACACTGAAAAATCAACAATTGGTTTAGCCCCCGGATGGAATGAGATTGAAATCATGGGGAGTACGGGTCCTTTAGAAATATCGTTCGATTTTCGTTTTTATTATTACATGTAAAGAGGTGGAGAAATGTTAGAAGTTACAGATTTATATGGTAATAGTGAACCTCTTACTAATCATAGTATTTTAGAAAATAATTTCGAAATAAATACAGTACCTGATTTAAATTTTACAGTGTATAGAAAGTATAACGAAAGAGCATTCGATATGATCACAGAAAAATGTGTGATTACTGAAGTGGAAAGCAAAGAAATGTATAGAATTGAGATGTTTTCATGCATTGGTTCAGGAGACACGATTGGCTATAATGTACAATGTCTTCACATTGTAAAGGATCTAAATAATAAGTTACTCACTTCTGAACTTAAGGGAAGCCAAACAATAAAGTCGTGTATGGACTTTATTGTTAGTGGGACAAAATTCACCTATGAAATTTTGGACTCTTTTTCTTCTTTTGATTTTGAAAGCCTTGGAAATGATTTTGCTTTGAATGTTCTTTTAAATAATATTTTAGTGAATTTTAAAGCAGAATTCGAAGTGACAAATTATCATATTGTTATTCGGAAAAAAATAGGCATTGAGAATGCATTTATATTTGTAGATGGGTTTAATATAAATAAACTTTCATTTACAAATGACAGTACAAACCTAGCAACTAGAATATCTGGAGATGGTAAATCGGGAGATAATGGTAATCCTATTGTTACAACTACGTATACGAGTCCGAACGCTGATATTTATGGCATTATTGACGCTGCTAAGTATAGTGATGATTCTACTACTACAGCAAATTTAAAAGCAAGATTAAAAGAAACATTGCAAGATGTTCCGGATATTTCTATTACTCTTGACTATGTGCAATTTACTAAAGGGAATATTCATAAGAAAAAAGTGGAGCGTGTCGGGCTAGGAAATGCAGGATATGTTCGCGGAAAAAATATTGATGTCTATAGTAGAATTCAAAAGATAACGCTTTATCCTCAATCAACTAAAACACCAGTTGTATCAATAAATAGTGTGAAAGGGACATTATCGAAAACATTGGCACATTTAAAAGAAGTAAAGAAGGGGGTTAAAAAATGAGAGATTTAAATAGATTAGACGATTTATTGCAAGGATATGAATTTATGAAAAAGATAAATGATAACTGGGAAATAATCGAGAATGGATTAAATTTATCTGATTATGAAATAGAACATCTGCGAAAAAGAATTACAAATTTGGTTATTGCATCCGGTGGTAATTCTAGCAATGAAGTTGTTGATTTAAGGGTTTCTAAGTTACAGAATAAAATATTTGAATTAGCGAAAGATAGATTAGATAGTGACTTAGATTCTCTTGCAGATAGTTTAAAGAACATGATGACGAGAATAACGAGTATTGAACTAACAAATGAGCAAGTATTATATATGCTAAATCGTCTGTATGGTCTGGATGCTGGTTCAATTGAGGTCTATGTGGATTCCGTTTCAGGGGATGATACTGCAGGGACTGGAGAAAAAAATAAGCCATTTAAAACAATTAACAAAGCTACCATGAATTTCCCACGTGTATTTAATAGTAATACATTACGCTTGTGGATTAATCCTGGACGCTATGATGAAGATGTGATTATACCGCCATTATCAGGTGTAACATTATATATTCTATCTTCTAATTATGAAACAGTTGATCCTGCGGCTGGTCCTACTACTTGTCAAATCAGAAGTATTTCAGTATCTGATACATCTGGATATATTTATATTGCTGGAATAGAACAAACAAATACTGCAGGAACAACGAAAAACTATTTTATCAAGGCTATACGCTGCGGATTTGTAAGGATTACAAAATGCAGAATGGCTTTCAATACTAAAGCGATAGACCCGTTTACAGCCGTATTCATAGATGCTTGTTCTGCTGACGTTAACGGTTGTTACTTCGCTTCGCAAAACGTCGATGTTCGCGGTTATAACACTGCAAGAGTTGAAGTGCAAAACACCACACATGGAGCAAAAAGCGCAATCGGTTTGTATCCTCAAAGTGCCGATATTTTCAATCTCAATAGCGGTACCTGGGAAGCTGACACGCCTACGAAACTGAGCGGCGGGGGAGTGGTTAGAACATGACTGAAACTGAAAACGTTATTCACAAAAACGGCATATATGATTTTAACGTCACAACGCAAGAAGATAAACCACTTCAAAAAGCTGTTTTTTATACGCAAGATACAGGCGGGACAGCTAGACTTATTTTTAATATAGATAAAGATAATCAAGATTTAGGATTATCGTCTGCTGCTGAATTAGAGCTTGCTATGATTTTAGCGAAAGGAACAGAGTCAGAGAGCAAGTATCTTGTGAAACCAACAATCATCGATGGAGTGCGAGGAATTGCAGAATACGCACTTACAGACTCTCAAATAGCGCACGATGGAAATGCTATTGCTGAATTGTATATAAAATACAAAAATAGCCAAGGGATGCGTGTGTATAAATTCAGTTTTGAGATAAAAAAAGCATTAATAGATAGCGACTTTTTCCCGGTAAAAGAATACTATGTTGAACGTTGGGATGATTATGAAAAAATATTCGACGAATCGTTCGAGAGATTAAATACTAAATTAGATAATGTCGATAAAAAAGCGGATGATTTAACAATACAATTTGATGCTATGCAGCCCGCACAATTCGCACAAAAAACAGACTTAAATACACATGTAAATAATGCGGATATTCATGTCACCGCAGCAGATAAAACTAACTGGAATTCAAAAGAAACAGCATCTAGCGCACAGGCTAAAGCAGATAAAGCACTTGCTGATGCAAAAACTTTTTTCGAACTAGCTAGTGCGGTGCAAAGCGTTACTTTGACGCCAAAAAACGGATTTGTTGCAAGTCAGCCTTTAGTCGCTCGATACATTAAGTTTGGCAACCGGTTTCTAGTTATTGTTAGCGGAATTGTAGGAAAAGGGACCGGGAACGGGACAGGTATATGTGCAACATTGCCAACTTTTTTAGCTCCTGATGCGAGCTGGAATAAACTTTATTCCGCTGCACAGCAGAGTACAGCAGCAAGTAATCAAGCGAATATATATCTAAGTGTGAGTGCTGATATAAATATTGTTGGTGTTGGCTCGGTAGACGTGAACACTGGACTTGACGGCATAATTTATTTAACTAAAGAGGTGACAACATGAGCGAGTTAATAAAAGTTTTTAAATATGATGCAGACGGTATTTTTGAACGTGACGACTTAATTGTTTTGGAAAAAGGGGAAAAGGTTCCAGATGGTTATACATTAATTGCGCCGCCAGTTCCTTCTGTAAATCCAGTTTTTAATGTAAAGACCCAAAAATGGAGCGCTGGTGAAGACGCAAGTGTTATGGACCCTCCTCCACTATCAGAAATAGAAAAATTAACGCAAGATTATGCTGACTTAATGCTGTATGTAGCAGAAGTCGAGCAGAAGACGGAACAAACGCAACAAGATAATGCAAACTTACTATTATCTTTGGCGGAAGCAGGTGTTTTGTAGATGATTAATTGGTATGAAAAAGTAAAAGATTATTTTGTCGGTGGCTACTATACTAAAGCAGATGTTAATAAATTCGTTACTTTAAAAAAAATAACGAGATCACAAGCAGATGAAATAATCGCTATGAAAGAAGCAAAAGCCGAATAGGCTTATTTTTTATGGACCGACAACGAGGGGATGATGAAAATTGGTACTTGGGAGCATATCGATAGCAGGAATGAGCGTGGGGGAGTTAATAGCTTTAATTAGCTTAATAGCGGCAATTGTGGGATTTGTAATTAGATGGGCATTAGTCGCACCTTTGCGGAATATGATAGATTCTCTTGATATAACTTTAAAAAGTCTTAGAGAAGAAATGTCTGAAAGCAAGAAAGATCGTATGAGTTTACGAGAAAAGCAAAACGACCACGATAAAGAGATTGCTTTGTTGAAACGGGAAGATAAAGCGATTTGGAAATATGTTACTGAAAAAAATGAAAAGGAGGTGAAATGATGAAAATCAATTGGAAAGTACGAATGAAAAACTGGCGAACCGTTGTGGCAACTCTTATTACAGTTCTAGGCGTCGCGTGGACAGCGGGAGGTTTTACTATATCTGATTTAGATAATTGGTCCGTCTTGTGGCTTTCGTTTGTAAGATTCCTAAATAGCCCAATGGCAATTATTACCACAATTGTAGCTGTTGTCGGTATTTTGATGGACCCAACAACTAGTAAATTCTCCGATAGTTTGAAAGTAATGAATTATTCAGAACCAAGAAAGGATGATAAATAATGGCATTAACAGAGGCATGGCTAATTGAAAAAGCAAATCGCAAATTGAATGCTGGGGGAATGTATAAAATTACATCGGATAAAACACGAAATGTAATTAAAAAAATGGCAAAAGAAGGTATTTATCTTTGTGTTGCGCAAGGTTACCGCTCAACAGCGGAACAAAATGCGCTATATGCACAAGGGAGAACCAAACCTGGAGCAATTGTTACTAATGCCAAAGGCGGGCAATCTAATCACAACTACGGGGTAGCTGTTGACTTGTGCTTGTATACAAATGACGGAAAAGATGTTATTTGGGAGTCAACAACTTCCCGGTGGAAAAAGGTTGTTGCTGCTATGAAAGCAGAAGGGTTTAAATGGGGCGGAGACTGGAAAAGTTTTAAAGACTATCCGCATTTTGAACTATGTGATGCTGTAAGTGGTGAGAAAATCCCTACTGCAACACAAAACACTAATACAAATTCAAATCGTTACGAGGGTAAAGTCATTGATAGCGCACCACTGCTACCGAAAATGGACTTTAAATCATCACCATTCCGCATGTATAAGGTAGGAACTGAGTTCTTAGTATATGATCATAATCAATATTGGTACAAGACATACATTGATGATAAACTTTACTACATGTATAAAAGCTTTTGCGATGTTGTAGCTAAAAAAGACGCAAAAGGTCGCATCAAAGTTCGAATTAAAAGCGCGAAAGACCTTCGGATTCCAATTTGGAATAACACAAAACTTAACAGCGGGAAAATTAAATGGTATGCACCCAATGTAAAACTAGCGTGGTACAACTATCGAAGAGGATATTTAGAGCTTTGGTATCCGTCAGACGGCTGGTACTACACAGCTAACTACTTCTTGAAATAAAACTATTGCCCTCGCTTTTGCGGGGGTTTTTGGTCGAGTAGACACATCAACAAACATCTGTTCCAATTGATATTGATTGTAATAAGAGGTTATAATGACATAAAAACGTTTTATTGGGAGCGGGTGTTTATTACGATTGACGTAGAAAATATATTAGAGAAAGTTGGAATTGGTAGTACAAATCCCTTTAAAGTTAAAGCCTCCGATGGTAAAATTTATGTAATAAAAATTAAGAATGATGCTTGTGACGGAAAAACTTTGTTAAACGAACTAATAGCATATAGGTTAGCTAAGCTTCTAGATTTACCAATATCAAATTGTTGTTTGATAAATTTGAAAAAAGAACATATTGAGGATAATATTTTCAATATGGATGGTATTAATTGTGTGGAAGGAATTGGCTTCGCAAGCGAATATATGCAAGGTAATACTAGAATAAATGCTGGTATGTTAAAAAGTATTATAAATGCAGAAGATATTCCAAGTATTATCTTATTTGATCAAATAATTTTAAATACCGATCGTTCAGAAAATGATGGGAATTTATACTATGACAAAAGAACAAAAAAACTAATGATTATTGATCACTCACATATATTTGGAGGATGGTCAACTTGGAACGTACATCAAATTAGGGCTTTAATAAAAGAACCGCCTGCAGTAATAAATAACTTAGTAGGGAAGAACTATCATTTTTTTATTCCATACGTTAGCGGTCATAGCCCTTTTAATAAAATAACAAAGAAAATAGATCATTTAGCCGGAGAAATAGATGGACTTTTTGAAGATATTCCGATAGAATGGAGTATTGATGAAGAGGAAATAGCAGTAACAAAAAAATTTATTAGATATCAACTAGAGAATTATGCTGGTATACTTCAACAGTTAAAAGATGTATTTTATTTATGGAAAGGAGCATGTTGAAATGGAAAATTTTAAATTAAATTATGCTGTTCTTCAATACATGCCTGATCCTATCCGAAGAGAGGCCATTAATGTAGGAGTAGTTTTTCATTGCCCAAGTAGAAATTGGTCAGAATTTTGTCCTATTAAAAATAAAAGTAGGCTAAGGTCATTTGATGATGAGTATGACAAAGAATATATTGACATGATGTTCGACTCATTTGACTATGAGTTTAACTCGCACATTATAGATGAGTACCCAGAGCGGTTTAATAGAATAGAAAATGAAAACTTTTTAAAAGAAAACATTAAGTTTTATGTCAATGAGTTTCGATTCCTTCCAGTTGAGTCAATTCACACAAATGATTCAGAGTTTTGGAATGATATACGAGATGTGGAAAGAACATTTTTGTACTATGATAAACCTAAATCAGAAAGAATATCTTCTAGAGATGTTAGAGAGTTGTTAAGGAAAAATCTTGCAAATCATAATATTAAAAATCAAATCAAAAACTTAGATGTAAGATGTGAATTTGGTAGCAAAAAAGTTTTTGATTTTATGTATGAAAAGAACGTTTTTAAAGCTATTTCTTTTGATAAACAAAAAAGTGGGCAATTAGCTAATGAGCTCAAAATAGTTTGTTATGATATCCTTACTAATAGAGAAAAATTAAACTCTTATAAAATCAATTTAATTGTTGATAATTCTATTATACTGAATAAAAAGTTAGGAAATAATTCAGATGTGTTTTTGGAATTCAAAGAGAAGATAACAAAAGAGGCTGAAAATGTAAAGATATACACATTGTCAGAATTTGGAGAACGCATGATTAGCAATAATTTTTAACCACCCTAACCTCAACGTTAGGGCTTTTTTTACGCAAAAAAAACCCCGAATTTTTTCGGGGCGCTGTTATGTTCATTTATTTTTAAAGGGATGTCAAACAGCTAAATGAGATGAATGAAATAATTGAGTGAACGATAGTATCGTTCATGTGAATATTATTGCATAGATTTTTATGTAATACAACACTTTTTAATGCTTGATATTAAGAACATTTGTTCGTATAATGTTAGCAAGAGGTGAAGAATATGTATAACTTATTTGATGATATTTTAGAACATTCAATAGTGTTAGCGGATGCTCTCAAACGCAATTGGTCAATAGAAGTACTGTTTTTAAAGAACAATCATCACGTGCGATACAAGTATGTCGTGCCTGTAAACATCGACAACAAAAAACACATTGTATCACTTGAACGCTTTGACGAGCGAATAATTGATATTAATTTAGAGGATATTATTAGTTGTGAGGTTATGACATGAGACCATATAGCTTTAATGATTTTAAGTATATTTGTTATATCGAAGGGAGAGATAAGGCTGTAGAAAAGCTGTTTACCGACTTATTTGAAACAAGAAAGTTAAAAGCCTTGCAAAGGCGTATAAAAAAGAATGAAATGGATTTAAGGACTATCTACGACGAGTATACACAACATCAATCTATTGTTAATAATTAG